GGCGGTGGCAAGAGATGCCGATAAGACATTCAGAGAGCAAGTATGCCGTCCAGCTCAAATGAATTTAGAAAAGAAATTAAATAAGATTATTCAGGAAATGACAGACGCCCTATTACTTAAATTCAACGAACTGACTTTGACCGATGAAGATACTCAGTCTAAGATCGATGAGAGATATTTAAGAATGCAGGTGGTTACCCCTAATGAAATTAGAATTAGAATGGGTATGGTCCCACTTGATGGTGGAGATAAAGTTGTAGAATTAAAGCCACAGGCCCAGGCAGAAGTCAGGGCACAAGCTGGGAAAACTAGAACTAGAGATTCCGAAAGGTCTGCAAATTCACCAGATATATCTGGAGAAGGCCGAAATGCTCAGGGCGACGGAAGACAGGTTGACTAGCCCTACTCAACCATTATTTGCGTTATAGTGAATAACGCTATAAAATTAAGCATATGAATATTGAAAAATCTTTATGGTCTTCACATGGCGATAACATCAGTTTATCTGTGCCATTCACTAAAGTCAATCGTGAAAAGCGCACCGTCTCTGGTTTTGCGACACTCGATAACCTAGATCAAACAGGCGATGTTGTTTCAGCAGAAGCAAGCCTAAAAGCATTTGAAAATTTCCGTGGCAACATTCGTGAGATGCATGGATCAAATGCAGTTGGCAAAATGGTTTCATTTAGACCAGAAACATTTTATGATCCAGCAACAAAAGAATTTTACAACGGAGTTTATGTAGACGCATACATTTCAAAGGGTGCACAAGATACTTGGGAAAAAGTTCTTGACGGAACTCTAGCAGGTTTCTCAATTGGCGGAAAGATTATTGATTCAGAAAATGAAGTTAACAAATCAACTGGTAAGCCAGTACGCTTCATTAAAGAGTACGCTTTGATGGAGTTATCAGTAGTTGATTCTCCAGCAAACGAACTATGCAACATCTTGTCTGTTCAGAAAATGAACGGTCAGCTAGTATTTAAAGGAATGGCAACAGAAGTTGTAGCAGAAAATATTTTTTACTGTGCAGACAGTGATTCAGTATTTGTATCAAAAGAGTCATCATACGATTCCCCAGTTACAGGCAAGCCTGCAACATTGATCGGTTGGGTAGAATCAAACGATGTTAACAAAGCAAAAGAAATAGATAAGATTCTTGATTTACACAAAAAGTCAAGATTGTCCATGCCTGAAACACAAATTGCAAAACAGGCAGACATAGAAGGAGGTAAAGAAGTGTCAGAGAATACAGAAAACGTAGTTGTAGAAGATGCAGTAGCACCAGAAGCAACCGTAGAAGACACAGCAGCAGTTGCTCCCGCAGAGGAAGCACCAGCTGTTGAAGAAGCTCCTGCAGATGCAGTAGCAGACGCTTCTGCCGAAGTTCTAGAAAAAGCAGCCGACGTATCAGAAGTTATGGTTGATGAACCTGATTTTGCAAAGATGCTAGGCGATCTTAAAGGCTTTTTCTCGGATACACTAAACAAGGCTTCAGAAGCAAATGCTGCTCAAGTTTCAGCTATTAAAGATACAGTTGAAACATTCAGCAAGAGCGTCGATGGCCGAATTTCAGAATTGGCAGAACAACATGCAGCACTTTCAAAGGCTGTAGAAGATATCAAGAACACGATTGATGGCGTAGAAAAGCGTGTCGATGCAGTAGAATCAGAGACTGCAATTAAGAAGTCCTCGGACCTTGGCGGGTCTCAGGAAGTAACAATCAAAAAATCAAAGTGGAACGGTTCTTTCCTCGGTTCCGTGAATGAAATTTTTAACTAAAAAAGGTAGGTGAAAATATAAAATGAGTAATGAAACATTAGAAAAGACAATTGCTGCAGGTACAACTGCAACAGGTACATTTGCTTCCGCAACTGGCGGAACTGGTGTACACCGTGCATCCGAAAACGGAAACGGTGGTCTTCTAAACCCAGAACAATCTGCCCGCTTCCTAGACTACATGTTCGACGCAACCGTAATTGGAAAGGTCGCACGTACTGTCCGAATGAGAGCAGATACAACTGAGATTGATCGTATGTCAGTAGGCGAGAAGCTTATGAAGCTCGCAACTGAAGGTGATGATACAGCAGCTAACGCAGCAGTAACATTCTCTAAGATCTCTCTTTCAACAAAGAAGCTTCGTCTAGATTGGGAACTTTCAACTGAGTCTCTAGAAGACAATATTGAAGGTGCAGATCTAGAAGATCACATCGCCCGCATGATGGCAACACAGGCAGGTAATGACATTGAAGATGTAGTCCTTAACGGAAATACATCACTATCATCAGATAACCTATACAAGGCATTTGATGGTGTAGTAAAGAAGGCAAAGGCAAACGGACACGTTGTTGATGCTGGTGGAGCTGCCGTTTCACGTGCAGTATTCAACTCAGCACTCAAGGCACTTCCACGTAAGTACAAGCAGCGCCGTGCTGACCTTCGTTTCTTGGCAGGTTCAAACCTTATCCAAGACTTCCTATATGCTAACAGCATTGGAACAAACAACACTATCCCACAGGATATCGCTTCAAGCGTAATCCGTGGACAAGGTGTACAGCCTCTAGGTGGTCCAGCAGGTTATGTGGCTCCATTCGCATTCGGTATTCCGATTGTTGAAGTTCCACTACTTCCTGAAGCACAAGATGGCGACTACACAGGTGAGACAGGTAACCATGGAGATATCCACTTGACATTCCCAAATAACGTTGTTATTGGTATCAAGCGTGATGTAACTGTTTACCGTTTCTTCTGGCCACGTAAGGACTCAATTGAGTACACAATGTATACTCGTGTTGGCGTCCAGATCGAGCAAGCAGATGCTTGGGTCGTTGTTAAGAACGTTAAGGTAGCTTCCTAATTAGGAATTAACCCGTAAGAAAGGCCCCCAAATTAATTTTTGGGGGCTTTTCATTTTAATTTAGTAATGCTATAATTAACTTGAGTAGAATTAGGAGATATATATGTCATTCGAGACATTGAAAGTATCTGAATTAAAAAAGATTGCAGAAGATTTCGCAGTCGAAACTGAAGGCCTAAAAAATAAAGCCGACATTATTGCAGCACTCGCAGAAGAGGGCGTAACTTGGTCTGTATATAACAAGACCATTGAGAAGATGGAAGAAGACGAAGAAGATATGGCAGTAGAAGTATTACCTAAGTTTGATCCAAAGGCGGAGCAGCCAGCAGACACAGTATTAGTTAGAATGACCAGAGCAAACTTTAGATATGATATTATGGGTCATACATTCACAAAGGATCACCCATTTGTAGCAATGAACAAAGACAAGGCTCAAGAAATTTTTGATAAGGAGGAGGGCTTTAGATTAGCAACTCCAAAGGAAGTCCAGGAGTACTACAACTAATCTAGGCCTATAAGATGGCAGAGATATTAATAAACACACAGTCGCCAGTAACACATCAAGTTTTTTGGAACGGTGATATTGCTATACCAGATAATGTTCCAACGGTAAAACTATATGACGTTACTAACGATCCAGCAATAAGTCCTGCTATTAATCCAACACACCTATTAACACTACTAACTTCTGTATTAGATGAAAATAATCCTGGAACATATACTGTCAACATTCCATATCAGTATACAAATAGAAATAAAACCTTAAGGCTTGTTTGGGAATATCAGGTTGGCGGAACAAACGTTCAGAGATCTGATGAGGTTTATGTAGTAACACCATATGTTGATTTTAATCATGTTCAGGACTTAGGGTTTAGTATGGATCCATCAGATCCAGGATATAAATCTTACAAAGACCTTGTTCGTGCTGAAAGATATGCACGTAAACAGATAGAGCAACATACTGGACAAAGCTTTTATTTGTACGATGATCTCTATGTTGTATATGGATACGACTCAGACATTCTTCCACTTCCAGCAAAAATAAACACGTTGCATGAGCTTTATGCACGAGACATTTTGCTTGTAGATACAATAAATGATATAGACAACTGGAACTATCCAGTAGAGATTTCTGAAACAGGATATGGAATTAAAATTAATCGTGCAGGAATGATAGATAATACCGTGTATACAGCAAATGGGATGGTTCCCCCAAGCATACACGATTATGTTTCTGGAGTTTTTCAGTCTGGGATACCTTATAAAGTTCAAGGGAAATTTGGTTGGGAAAAGGTTCCAGACGATGTAGAGCTGGCGGCGATTGAATTAATGAAAGACTATTTCAATAAAGACGCTGTATGGAGAAACAAGTATATTAAGAAAATATCAACATTTGACTGGGACTTTGAGTATACTGGAGAAGCACATACTGGTACAGGAAATGCATACGCAGATAAATTGCTAGCAGACTATGTTCTTACTACAAAGGTAGAAATTATATAATGAACGACTTGATAGACTCAGTTCTGTCTATGCACTTAGATGTTTATAAGCAGACTGAAGTACAAGATCCAGATACTGGTGCGATTGTTCGTGAATGGTCATACTATAAAACTGTAGCCTGTCATGCAAAAGGTGTTATTAGTAACTCTGCAACAACTAGATCTAGCGATAAGCAGATATTTTCAAACAAGTATATTAACGATCAAATCATTCAGGTTAGAACATCTGAAAGACTAACTCCAAGAGAGAAGGTCACTAATATTAGAGATAACGAAGGAAATGTTATCTGGCATGAAATAAATTTTCCTAGCGAGACACCAACCGTATTTGAGGTAATGGGAACAACACCAGTCACTGATCCCTTTGGTCGTGTAATAGCATATAACTCATCTATGAAGAGATCGGAGAATCAGCAAATTGGACAATAGTCATTTACTAGTTCAGGCATCCAGCGGTCTTGAGAGATTGATGGGTGGCTCAGGCCCAGGCGGAGTTTTAAAAGATAGTACAGTTGCACAAGTATCTGCATATGTATACTATCAGGCTAGCGTAATATCAAAGCTAACATCTAGCAAACAATTTCAAAATGCCTTTACAACAACCGTATTTGAGCAGATAGAAAAAGACTTTGGCAACTACGTAGACGCACTTGCAAGAACAAGACCTAAATCGCTTCATCATGTGTATGAGTGGAAAAAGGTTGGAAACCCAACAGCAAGATTATTTAAGGTAAATAAGATT